AGCCGCTGCGCGCGCACGATACGCTGCCAACCCTGACAAAATCAGGGATGAAGTCCAAGCGTGGCGAGATGCCAATCCTGAAATGAACGCCTACACAACGCATAAGCATCACGCCAAGCTGCGCGATGTTCCGTTCCTTCTGACGTTCGACGAGTGGTGCACGATCTGGCGCGAGAGCGGCAAGTTTACCGAACGCGGCCACTGCAAAGGCCAATACGTCATGGCACGCACTGGCGACGCTGGTCCTTATGCGGTTGGCAACGTACGCATCGCCACGGTCAGCGACAACCATGCTGAAGCGTGGGAGCTTAAGCCTGACCGCCATCGCCATCGGCGCAAACTCAGCCATGGTGCAGGCTCTTCGTAAACTTTACGCCGGCAGGCTTCCAGCCAGCCCCCAGCGGCGTCTCGCTCAGTCTGAGCCATCCCATGCGGCCCGTGGCCGTAGCAACGCTGCAACCCTCCGAGACCGCCCACGCGTCGATGTCAGGCTGCAGCGACGCACACTCCTGCAGATTGCCACTTACCAGCCAGTAGTTCACCGCACGCAGCCTTGGGTAGACCATCACCTCAGTGACCACGACCGAATCGCCGTTGGTCCAGCAGCACGCCTTGTTCTGCTCGATCCGCTGCATGACGTCGGCAATCGTGTGGGTGTTGCCGGCTTGCGCCAGCGCCTTCTCGAACCGCCGGACCTTCTGTTCGTTGGTCAGGGTCATTCCACCACCGGATCGCACTTCAGCGTGCCAGTCGCATCGACATAGAGCAGATACGGCAGGCCGTTCTGGCCGGTCATCTGGATCGCCGTGACGTTGGGAATGCCGATCCGGTCGGCCTTGCTGTTGATCGCCTTGGCGATGTCCGCCAGCCGCTCGTCCACCGTGCCAGCCGTGGGTGCCGCATACGGCTGCGGCGGATACCGCAACTGCGTGTGGATCGCTGGCGTGCGTGGAGCAACTGCCACCTATCTTTTCCCCCCTGGCCTTATCATCAGCTTAGGCCGTCCGACCGCCCATGGCTCGTCGGTCAGCGCCTCCAGCCTGATCCTGGCAACGCGGCCACTGAACCTGACATCGAGCAGGCCGTCATGCGTCACGGTGTAGGTGCCGGTGTCATACTCGGTCGTGTCGTGCATCTGCTATTTGTGGAAGAAGCGCCAACCCAGCACGTTCTGGATCACGCCGGATGCCGTCGTCGCATCGAGCGCCACCTGCCGCACATGGTAGCGCTTGTCGCCCTCGCCGAGCGACACATCACCGCTCTCCAGGTAGATCTGCCCGGTGCCACCGCGCGGTTGCCCGGCATCGGTGACGCCATACTCGTGCAGATACAGCACGCCCCCGCTACCGGATGGCGCAGGCCCGCCCAGCACCGGGAAGTCCATCGCTCCTGACGGATCGGCGCAGGTGCGATGACGCACCCCGATGGTCCAAGGGCGCCCTTGATCAGCGTAGTTCACCGCAATGTAGCGGTTGCACTCGGTCGAGCCTTCGTCCGGCCAGTCCCACCATGCTTCACTGAATGTCGGGTTGGGCGAGCCGAACACCCGGCCCAGCATTTCGCGATTGACCAGGGAAAAGAACCAGTCCTGCACCTCGCAGGGCATGGGAGCCACGGTGCCGGAGTAGCTCCAGAACGTCTGCAGGCCGGGCCACATGATGTTGTTACCGATCTGCACCAGCGATCGCGGGCTCATCACGCCGCAGCCGGAGGCGATCATCGTAATGCCATAGGCATAGGGCGGGCCGACATAGGTCATCAGGTGCAGGTCGTTGGTGGTCCAGATCAGCACGCCCTGCCCGGCCTTGACCGCCGCCACGGCGTAGGACTGCGTCTGTAACTGCTTGTCGCCGGCCAGGTTGGTCACCAGCGGCGTCCATACGTGGTAGTTCTCCTGCTCACTCCAGGCGATCGCCCGCGGATCACCTCCAGCTGCCAGCAGCACGACGTGGCGCTGATCGGTGACCACAACGCCGCGGTTTTGCACCGGCGCCTCGGCGACGATCGTCGGCAGCACCGTGGGCGTGTTGGGGTCCCACTCGAACAGGTGCCCGTCCTGCGTCGGCACGATCAGCAGGATCTCGCCGAACGTGTCCATCGACCACCGGTCGCCCATCCGCGCCGCGATGTCCTGCGGGCCGATATCGCTGGCATCCCGCGCCGTGCCGTAGGTGCTCTCGCCGTAGTCCGCGAGGCCGTAGCCCACCCTGGCGCCTGGCGGCTCGAGCGGCCCGACACCAGTCGGAGTAATGTCAAAAAGCGTCTGGGTATCGAACTTGTAGGCGAACAGCTTGTCGTCGGTGCCGAACGCCGCCCATTTGATGCCGCTGTTGTCGTGCCACTTCAGGATGTCGCGCGCCAGCGTTGCGGTGCCGGTGTTGGGCTGGATGGCCCACCCACCGATCGGCTGCGCCTGCCCCTGGCGAAACCGCACGCCATTTGAGTCGAACCACCGGCCCGCTGACGCCGCAGGTGTGGCGCCCCGGAAGATGCCCGGCGGCGGCGCCTGCAGGACACGCTGGATGGGCATGTCAGTGCCTGCCCCGCGACGGTGCGGCGAGGTGTCGCGTCGGCCCTGCGCCCGCCACAGCGCCGGTAATGGTGCGGCTGGATGCCTGCTGGCCGGCGTAGATGATCTTGGTCACCACGACGACCGGCGCCATGATGTCGAACCAAGTGCCCGAGCCTAGCGTGATGGTGTGCTGATGACTGCCGGCGCCATCGGTATAGAGGTTGTGCGCGTGGTCGCCGACCGTGCTGATGTTGTGCCCGTGGCTGCCGTCGCCAGAGATGCTGTGGCTGTGCGTGCCGGCCTCATATGTCTGGATATTATGGCTATGGCTACCCTGCACGTCGGTCACCTGCCCGCGGTAGGCGTAGCTGCCATCGGCTGCCGAAGCATACCCCCCACCGCTAATTCCCAGGGAGCCCTCGGTCGGCACGTTGTGCTGGTGCGCGCCGGTTACGTCGGTCCAACCAAGGTGGGCGTGGAGGCCACCGCCAGCCGTGCCGCCGTGGCTGTGATAGCCCTGCACGTCGGTGCTGTGTGCGTGTGCGCCTGCGCCGTAGGTCGCGCCGGTATGCCCGTGCCAGCCCTGCACGTCCGTGGCGATGGCGACCGCCGGCAGGTAGGTCTGCGCGATCGGACGCGCCACCGCGCCACGGATCTGCGCGAAGGTGAAGTTCACCGTGGCACCCATCTCATCGATGACATTGCCCGGCCCCACCGATGCGCGGCCCGATGTCGGAGGCAAACGGAAGGTGGTGCTCCCGTCTCCCGCGCCCCAAATCGTGCCGATCACGGCGAACAGCTGCGAGTAGGTGGTCCTGGAGATTAGACGCCCGTCGCAAATGAGGAACCCCTCGGGAGCAGCCGACCCAGCGTAGTCGAGCACGCAGCCGATTGGCATAATCATGCCAAGGAATTGGTCAATTATATCAAGATCTTCGTTCAGCTTTGTTCCCCAAGTGTCACGACTCGCTCCGACCTCGGGCTTGGTTAGTGCTAGGCGGTCCGTAAACGAATCTGGCAAGGCCACCTCCTCATTGCTATAACGGAGCAGCAGTGGTGCTTCCAACACCACTGCCGCCCCTGACCAACGATCCTGAATGAGAGGACCGCCGGCTATGCCATATAAAGACAAAGATGCCGCACGCGCATGTTGGCGCCGTCGTAACGCAACGCCAAAGCGTAAGGCATATATGCGCGCCTACATCACGCAACGTGTCGAAAAGCCGGAAATTCGCCTGCGCGCCTATGAAGCAACCAAACGATGGAACGCCAAGCCAGAGAACCTTGAGGCACGGGCGGAATACCAAAAAGACAGACGAAAGGTGGGAATAGTTAAAGCCGCAACACTGCGGCATCAGGAGGAAATCGCCGGCAGGCCGAAGCCCGACAGGTGCGAGGTTTGTGGCAACGCTGGACGCATTGCCTTTGACCACTGCCATCAACACGGCCATTTCCGTGGCTGGCTCTGTAGCGGTTGCAACTGCGCGCTGGGGTTCGTCAGAGACGACATTTCACGCCTCCGCAAGCTGATTGCGTATCTCCAGCGAACTGGAAAGAACACGGCGCCGCAGTTGGTGCTGGCCGGCATCTAGGTGTCGGCGGTATCATCATTCGTCTTCACATAATTCCCATCTTTCGCGACCGGCAGGCGAAAGCGAAAGCCATTCGGCCCGAGTCCGGTCCATCCATACCTGGTGCCGACGCGGCGCTTCCAGTCTCGGTGATCGCCATACCCCGGCGCGGGAGCGGCGCGCGGAAGCACCTGGATGCCGCCAAGCTTGTTCTCGGCGACGTAGACCGTGCTGCCGTCGCACGGCTTCCAGTCCGGATTGCCGGTGGACGATGCGCGGATGACGCCTGTGAGTACTGTCATGGTTGCCTCTCCTCGGTCGGTGTGTGCGGCTCCGGCGCCGGGTCCGGCTCATTGCCCTCGGCCAACCACGCTGTGTATTCCGCAAAATCACGGTTAGCCGGATCGAACGGAATGAACGCGCCGTCCGACCTGCGCTGCACGGTCTGCATCGTCATGCCAGGAAGCTGTGCGACGAGTTGGTATTCGCTTGCCATGTTGTCCTCACAGATCAGCGGATGCGGTGTAGTTGCATTGCACCAGACAGGTTCCTGCTACTGCTGCTGTGCCAAGATTATAAAGACCAGTGGCGCCCAGTGCGGCCAAGCTAAAGCCAGCGATGTTGCTGCCGCTGTTGGTGCCGGCAACCGTAGGGGCGGCACGCATCACGGTAGCGAACTGTGCAGAAGCATTGAACCCCGCCCCCGCCCCCTGATAACCCTGTAGAAACAGATAGCCAGTTTGAAAGAACCGCTGGCAGTTCGCCAGATCAACCTGCGGGTCCGGCTTCTCTAGCGGCGTGGCGACGCTGCCGATCTCTAGCTGCACGCCCCATAGGTAGAAAAAGCCGGTCTGCACGCCAACGCTACCCGTGTTCGTGTTCTGATCGGTGGCACCGGAGAAATACAGGTTGATACCAGTGAAGCTATTGCCGTTCGTGCCAATCGTCTTGCCTGCTGTAGAAGGCAGGGTGAATGTGAACGAGTAGCGCGCTGGTGTTGCTGTTATCGTAATCGACTGACCCGGAACAAAGACGCTCGCAGATGGCGACCCACCACTGCCGAACGACTGATAGACGTTCGCGCCAATCTTCGCGGAACCAGAACCTATCCAAGCCCACAGACTGAGCGTGACCGTCTTGCCGGCCAGCCGCCTGACATCCTCGATGCACTGATATATCTCGTTGACGGAGCCTGCTGTGGCACTGCCGGTTATATTCGCCTGGACAATGAATGCAGACGCTTCATCGCCTATTGCTGCACGACCAGCATCAGAGTTCGCTATTTGGTTGATGACCTGTGAACCGTTGACGAAG